TCGCAGCGGCGGAGGCGGCGGAGGCGGTGGCGGCAAAGGCGGAAAAATATTTGGTGCAGTAGCAGCTGGTGTTGTAGGAGGCGTTGTAGGCGGAGTACTTGGCGGCAACAGTTTAAAAGATAGTTTTAATGATGTATTAGGAGGAATAGCAGGCGGACTTGATAAAAGTCTTGGAGGGTTATTATCAAATTTTAAATCAGGAAACATACAAGGACTTTTTGAAAACATTAGTGGATTTTTAGGAGCGCAAGCACCGCAAAACTTTGAAGCATTCTTGAGTATGATTACAGGCCAGGTATTAACAAAAAGTAGTATCGGAGAAAAGTTATCATCAATAGCACAGGATCCTGCTAGTTTAAATAATCTTGGCTCTGCAAGAATTATTTCAGGAGCAGAAGAAAGCGGAACAGTGCCAATGCCTCAAACAGGGCAAGTTTATGACAAGAGAAATAAAGTTATGACTCGTGCTAAGAATACTGTCAGTAATGATGAAAGAGTTTTCAACTATGGTTCTGGAACATCGATACTAAAAATAATTGAAGATGTAATATTAACAAGCGATTGGGGCAAATCTATAAAAGAAAGAGCGCCTGATGAAAACGGAATGGTTCCGTGGTTTAGAATAGATGCAGAAAGTTACCTAAAACCAAATGCACAACAAGAAAATGTGTTTGGAGAAGATGCAAAAGTAAATCATTACAAAGTTGTAGAGTATAAAGTACATAGTAGTCACTTTCAAAACGCTGGAGCAGCAGGTGTAGACTACAACAGCCTAAGACAAAATGCAAAAAAAGAGTACAATTACATTTACAGTGGAGAAAATACTGATATTGTTAGGTTTGATATAAGCTTCAAAGCAGCATTTTTTCAGTTTATACAACCCGATAGTGGACAACTAAGTATTGATGCAAAAACTGGAGGAACACAGTTTAATCTTACTCAGACAAAGCCTTCTCAGTTAGGATTAAATATTCAACCTTCGGGAGCAAATAGCTCAACTGGGTTAGCTACACAAGGATTTGTAAACTCTAGTAGCACCCAAGGTGGCGGCGGAGCTGGTATTGATAATAGTAAAATAAGATGGGCACGTAAATTTCACGATCAAATACTAGGAAACGGTAGTGTTGACTTAGTTGAAGTTAAACTTGAAATATTTGGAGATCCTTATTTTATAGTTGACAGTGGTATGGGTAACTGGACCGACGAAGCTGGCGATTTAAACACTACTGCTGGAGGACAAGTTGATTATCAACGTAGTGAAGTTGATGTTATATTAAACTTTAGAACTCCAATAGATTACAATCCAGATACTGGAGGAATGATTTATCCAGAAGATACAGTTCCTGTATCTCAGTTTAATGGATTATATAGAGTAACTGCTATTGAAAACAAAATTCAACGAAATATGTTTACACAAGAGCTTACACTACTAAGAAGACGAGGACAACCCGAAGATACAAATACATCAGGAACTTCAGATCAAGCAAATAAAGTAAAAGATGCTAATAGAGCAAGTCAAGTAAACACAGGATTTAATAGTTAAATGCAAAACAACGGACCAATAAAAGCAGAACAAACAAGATCAGTTGATAGTGGTCAAAATGATTCAACACCAGGCACTTATTTGGCTAGAGTTATCAAACATGCTGATCCTTTATATCTTGGAGCATTAGAAGTTGAGCTTCTAAAAATAAGCGAAGCAGGCACAGCAGGCGAAACATTAGGACAAACTTCAATAGTCTACTATGCAAGTCCATTTTATGGAGTTACAGGAGCGCAGCATTTAGGAAAAAACGACACATATTCAAACACACAAAAAAGTTATGGGTTTTGGGCTATTCCTCCAGATCCTGGAACATTGGTGTTGTGTACATTTGTTGAAGGAAGTAGAGATTTTGGGTATTGGTTTGGATGTGTACCTGAAAGAGGTATGACATTTATGTTACCTGGTGGACAACCTAGTACTGAACAAACTAGCGGCCCAGTTCCAACAGAACTAAAAGGTAAAAAACTACCAGCTGGAGAATATAATAAAAAAATAACAAAAATACAAACTAATAATCCTGTAAAATACAAAAGACCTATCAACGAAGATTTTATTGCGTCTCTAAAAGAGCAAGGATTAGTTGAAGATGATATCAGAGGAATAACAACTAGTAGTGCGCAACGTGAATTTCCAAGTGCAGTGGTTGGATTAAGTAGTCCAGGCCCTGTCGACAAGCGTGGAGGTTCACCGCAAGGAAGAATAGGTATAAAAGAAAGCCAAGCAACAGTACATGTAAGTCGCTTAGGCAGTAGTAGCTTTGTCATTGATGACGGCGATGATAAACTTATAAGAGAAGGTTCGCCTGAAGATACTCCCTACAAATACCTAAACAAAGAATCTAGTGAAGCCGGCGGCGATGTGACTAGACCTGCAAACGAAATGATACGCTTTAGAACACGCACTGGTGCGCAAATAATGATTAACACCAGCGAAGATCTAATATATATTAATAATAGCAGAGGAACCGCTTGGATAGAAATGACAAGCAACGGCAAACTTGATGTTTATGCTAAAGATAGTATTAGTTTTCACACTGAAACAGATTTTAACTTTGTTGCTGATAGAGATATTAACTTTGAAGCTGGTAGAAACATTAATATGATTGTAAATGGAAGTATACATCAAAGTGCTGCTGGAAATATGGAAATAAAAGTTGGTGCCAATGGAAATATCTCAGCCGGCGCAGAAATGAACATCAAAAGTGGCGGCGCATTTAAAAACACTGCCGGAGGAAACTTTTCTATCGGAGCAGCAAATACAACAATCTCTGGAGGCGATATCAATCTTAATGGGCCAGCAGCAGAAGCAGCCGCAGATGCAGTTAAAGCAAAGTTTCCGCAACGTGTTCCGCAACACGAGCCTTGGAATGGACACGAAAACTGGAACCCAATAGAAACAGCACCTGATAAAACTGAAGCAGTTGATACAGAAAGTCAAGACGTGCATATGGACGAACGCCCTGTTCATACAGATCGAACTCTAATGAACGACTTATAAATACTACTAGGAGGGCATTATGGTAGCATTTGCAATAAACAACTCGCAGTTAGTTGATCCTATTATTAGGGAATCAATATCTCGAGGAGTACAAGGAATAAATCAGGCAATTGCTAACGCACCTTTGCCTACAGTAGCACTTGTTGGCGGTATAGCTGGCGGTATAGCCGAGGGCAATCTCGAAGGAGCACTACAAGGCGCCGCAGGCGCAGTATTTGGAACATTAGCAGGAAAACTAGCAGGAAACTCAGCAGCATTTGTTGAAAATTTAGGATTTGTTAGTCCTACTATTCTTGCAGCCGGAAACACTCCTGAAATTGCTGCACAACGCACTGGAAATAATGCAGCCGGAGAAGAAGTAGTAGTCGATACGTATGCAGGCGGCACAAACGCAGCTAATCCAGCAGAAGTTAGAACTGAAATACAAGATACAACTACTAATGCAGTTGAATATATAGCAGATAGTTTCTTACAAGGTGTTCAAGGCGGATTAAGTAGTATAGCAGGATCTTTCCTTGGTGGGTTATTAGGAAAACTTCCTGGTGTAATGGGAGATTTGCTATCAAGTACAGGATTGTCTGGTGCATTAGGAAGTGCATTAGGTGCTATTGATGGCGCTATTGGAAATGCACTTGGAGCAGTATCGGGTGCATTAGGAGATATGGCAGGAAAACTAGCCAGCGGATTAGGAGCAGCTATTTCTGGTATTCCAGGTGTAGGTCCTGTGTTTGATCAGTTCAGTAGAGGAATAGGAGACTTTACAAAAAACCTTTCAGGAGCAGTAAACGGATTACCAACTGGCTTACAAGATATATTGTCCGGCGCTGCTGCAAACGTAGGAGCAAACTTGGTTGGAAAAATATTTAACAAACCAAATATTACTAGCAAAGCAGGTAAACAAATAGCTAAAGATATTATATTCAAAGAAAATCCAGTAGGACAACTTAATAATATGGCAAGTTTAGCCAAACAAATAGATAAAAAAACATTTAAAACAACAAATGATCCTGCATTTGCAAATATGGCAACTGCTTGTAAGCGTTGTGCTAAAAAGTTTAGAACTAAACTTGTTAAAAAGAACAACGGGTTTGGAGTAAGTGTTGAAGAAAAAGCAAAAGAAAATACAATACTAGGCATTGTAGTAGACGGACAAGTATTTAAAATAGGATCATATGACTTTGATAGAATAGTAGAGTTGAATCCTAGTAACAGGTCAACCGAACTATTAAAATTACCCGCCGAAAGTCAAGCCGCATTTAACTATATGACAGTAGGATAAATACGTTATGGCCACAAATGAAAAACCTTTATACAAAAATGTAACAGTATCAAATGACATTGATAACCCTCCTGTAGTTTCTAAACAATACAGAGGAGTTAGCACAGTAGCTAATCCTAAAGGATTTAACTTATACGATATTAGTATAATCAAACAAGATATTATAAATCATTTTCATATTCGTCAAGGCGAAAAACTTGAAAATCCAGAGTTTGGAACTATCATATGGGATATATTATTTGAACCATTTACTGATGACCTAAAACAGCTTATCATTGAAGACGTAACAGAGATAGTCAACTTTGACCCACGAGTTAATGTTGACAGTGTAATCGTTGATAGTTACGAAAGTGGCATACAGATTGATTGTTCTCTAACTTATATTCCTTATAGCATCAGCGAAAGTATGCGTATAAAGTTTGATCAAGACAACGGATTAATTTAAAGTACGCAGTTTTTTACTTCAGGTAAATATACTATAAAGTGAGGAACAGCGAATGTCAACGACCGATAGGCAAAATAGACTTCTACTAGCAGAAGACTGGAAAACAATATATCAAAGTTTTAGATACGCAGATTTCCAAAGTTACGACTTTGATAATCTTCGCAGAACTATGATTACATATATTCGTGAAAACTATCCTGAAGACTTTAACGACTACATAGAGTCCAGTGAGTATCTTGCACTTATCGACCTTATTGCATTTTTAGGCCAAAACCTTGCTTTCCGTACAGACTTAAATGCTAGAGAAAATTTTATTGAAACTGCTGATCGTAGAGAGAGTATTCTCCGTTTAGCAAGACTTATTAGTTATAATGCAAATAGAAATATTCCAGCAAACGGGTTACTAAAAATAGAAAGTGTTAGTACCACCGAAGATGTTATTGATGCCAACAACAACAATCTATCTAATCAAACTATTATATGGAACGATCCTACTAACTCTGATTGGTATGAACAGTTTATTAAGATTATGAATGCTTCGTTGCCAGCAAACTCTACATTTGGCCGTCCTATTAAAAAAGCCATTGTAAATGGTGTAGCAACTGAACAATATCGATTCAGCGCAAGTAATACAGGATTGCCTATATACAGTTTTACAAAAAATATAGACGATGCATCTCGCAAGTTTGAAATTGTTAGTACTGGTATTAATACAGATAATACAACAATATACGAAGAAGAACCATTTCCTGGAAATAAACTAGGATTTTTATATAGAGATAACGGACAAGGTGCAGGAAGTTCAAACAGTGGATTTTTTATGCACTTTAGACAAGGTAGTTTACAAGAAAATACATTTTCTGTAATGAATCCTGTTCCAAATACAACTGTAAATATTGACAGCGATAACATCAACAACAGTGATGTTTGGCTTTACAAGTTAGACAGCAACGGAAATGAAGAATCACTATGGCAAAAAGTTGAAAACACAGAAGGTAATAATATTGTGTATAACAGTGTTACTAAAGGTGTTCGTGACTTGTATAGTGTTCTAAGTCGTGTAAGCGATCGAATAAGTCTTGTGTTTAGTGACGGAACTTTTGGAACATTACCAAAGGGTGATTTTAAAGTTTATTATAGAACATCAGCAAATGAACAGTTTAATATAAATCCAGCTGATATGACAGGAATACAAATACAAGTTCCTTATATTAGTAAAAATAACTCAGCAGAAACACTTAATATTGTGCTAGAATTACAATCAGTTGTTTCAAATGCTGACGAATCAGAATCGAATGAAAGCATTCAAACAAATGCACCTAGTACATATTACACACAAAATCGTTTGATTACAGGCGAAGATTACAATATTGGTCCTCTAGGAGTAAGTCAGCAGATTATTAAAACAAAAAGTATTAATAGAACAAGTAGCGGTATTAGTAGATACTATGATTTGCGTGATGCAACTGGCAAATACAGCAACACATTAATGTTTGGAGATGACGGAAGTATTTTTACAGAAGATTTAAAAAATAAATTTACTTTTAACTTTGTTTCAAAAACAGATATTGAGGCAGTTATTAATAATCAAGTTTTAGAAATAATAAAAAACACACAAACTAAAAACTTTTATTACAAAAACTTTAGTAGAAATGCAAGTATTGCTGATTTAAACTATACATGGAATGCTACAACAAACGAAACAAATCAAAGTAGTGGAATATTTCAAGATCAGTTTTCTGTACCAGTTGCAGTATCGAGTTTTACAGCTACAACAATGAAGTTTGCTGCTGCTGGAAGTTTAGTTAAGTTTACGCCTCCAACTGGATATCATTATGATAAAGATAACAATCTAGTGTTGGGCGAAGTATCTACACTAGGTGACAAAGAATATATATGGACTAAAATTATAAGTGTATATGAAAACGGAACAATAGGTGATATCAATAGTACATTAGGTCCTATTATACTCAACGACGAAGTGCCTTCGACTAGCAAACTTTCAGAAATCATTCCGGTATTAAATAATATCATTGTAAATGATACATTATCACAAATGGTTGATCAAGTATTTGCATTCAAAACATTTGGACTACGATATGATGTTGAAACAACTAACTGGAAGGTTATTACAAACAGTAATCTTGATACAACTAGTGAGTTTGATACAGGAAAAACTGGAGATGCTACAGGCACAAATCAAGATGCTAGTTGGCTTTTCTTGTTTGAAACAGACGGAGAAAAATACACAGTAACTAGTCGTGCTGTAAGATATGTATTTGAAAGTGATAAACAAATACGTTTTTACTTTGACGGCAATGATCGTATATATGATAGTAAAGTTGGTAAAATTATTACTGATAGTATTAGCGTTTTAAGTAATAATAATAAACCTGATATACTAACGCCGTTTAATCAAGACTGGAAATGGCAAGTTGTTAAAGAGTATCGTAGTGTTGATGGGTATATAGATAGTAAAAAACTAGAAGTAGGATTTACCGACAGTGATGCAGATGGCGTGATTGACGATCCAGATTTATTTACAAATATTGTTGCACCTAATTACTTGCCAGATACAAAATATATATTTTCTAAAAAGTTTGAAAAAAATGATGTAGAAACTTACGAATACGTTAACGCCGCAGCTGAATATATTGTAGTAAAACAAACTGAAGCAGCAATTGGCGCATATAGTTCTTATGATGCAAAAACAATATTTTATATTAGTAGCACTAATGTATTTAAAAAGTTTAATTCATTACAAACAGGATTAGAACTATGCATTGATTACAAAGCATATAAAGGTAGAGACAATATTAGATTTGATTACAAACATGCTGCTGCTGAAAATCGACGTATTGATCCAAGTAGTAGTAATATTGTTGACTTATATATTTTAACAAAATCATATGATGTTGAATATAGAAGATATCTTAGGGGCGATATTACAACAAAACCTTTACCACCTAGCAGCGACTCGTTGTTTTTAGATTTTGGTAAAGATATTAAAAAGATTAAATCAATCAGTGATGAAGTAATATATCATCCTGTAAAATATAAATCTTTATTTGGTTCAGAAAGCGATACCGATGTGCAAGCAACATTTAAAATAGTAAAAAATACAAATCGTGTTGTAAACGATAATGATATAAAATCAAGAGTTGTAGATAGTATTAATGAATTTTTTGCTTTAGAAAACTGGGACTTTGGAGAAACGTTTTATTTTAGTGAACTAGCAGCATATATTATGAAGCAAGTTGCGCCCGATATAAGTAGTATTGTTCTAGTACCAAAAAGCGAAACACAGTCGTTTGGTAGTATGTATGAACTAAAAAGCGAAAATGACGAAATATTGATTAGTAGTGCAAGTGTTAGTGATATTGAAGTTATTGATAGTATTACTGCATCAAGACTTAAAGCAACTGCAAATGTTATTACAAGTAACGAAGTTTTAAATACAGGTGTTCAAAGTGCAACAACTTCGACAACTACCATTACTGAAGGAAATGATTACTAATGGCATACAATGACGATCAAAACGAATACCCTGTACCAGGAAGTTCGAACTCAAAAAGAACTTCTGCTTCATTACTTCCGAGATATTTTAGAACTAATCCAAATAAAAAGTTTTTAGGTAGTACAGTTGATCAGTTAACTAATCCAGGTGTTGTTGAAAAGATTAATGGGTTTGTTGGAAGTAGAGTTGCCAAAGCAGTTACTACTAAAGATAGTTATATTAGTGACATCAATTCTAATAGAGAAAACTATCAGTTAGAACCTTTTGCTATTGTGCAGGACAATCTTGGAAATGTAGAGTTTGATGCCGACTATGTTGATATATTAGGACAAATAAGTGCCTTTGGTGGTTCTATTAAAAACCAAGATAAACTTTTTGCCCAAGAGTTTTATGCTTGGAACCCACATATTGATTTTGATAAGTTTACTAACTTTAGAGAATACTATTGGTTACCAAATGGTCCACAAGAAGTTCCTATAAGAGGACAAGGCAGAGAAGTAGTCAGCACTTTTACTATTGAAACTGTAGTTGATGATGATAATACAGCTTATGTATTTTCTCCTGATGGAGTAACACGTAATAAAAGCATAAGATTGTTTAGAGGACAAACATACAGATTTGAAGTTAATGTTCCTGGACACCCTATTAGTTTTGCAACAAGCAGACAGAAAAAAGTTGAGTATTCACCTGATAGTACATTAGTTAGCACGTTGTATCGAGAAGGTATTGTACTAACACATGAAAACGTAGACGACACATTAGTAAATCCACAAGATTACTTAGAAGATGGATTTATTGAAAATGGCGTCATTGAATTTACAGTACCGGGTGACGCTCCTGAAAATCTGTATTATGTTAGTCAAAACGACATTGACAACAGTGGTGCATTTAATGTTTTTGACATAGAAGAAAACAGCGACATAAATGTAGGCGACGAAATAGTAGGCAAGAAAACATACACAACTATTGATGGTTGGAATATGTCAAATGGTATGAAAGTATATTTTCAAGGCAATGTAACGCCAGCAACATATGCACAAGGTCTATACTATGTCGAAGGTGTAGGCAAATCTATTAAACTAGTTCCAGTTAGCGACCTTGAAGTTCCGGCTATATTTACACAGGATACACAAGTACCTTTTGATGTAAACGGATTTGACCGTGTTCCTTGGAGTAATGCTAGAAGTTACGCAGGAACTAAAGATTATATTTGTATAAACAGAAGAGACACTAGTAGAAATGCATGGGCCAGATACAATCGTTGGTTCCACAAATCGGTTATTGAAAAAAGTGCAAATATTAACAATCAGGCAATTGAGTTAGATCAAACAGCAAGAGCTAAACGTCCTATCATCGAGTTTGAACCAAATTTACGTTTGTGGAATCACGGTAATGAAGCTAAACTTAATGTTGATTTAGTTGATACATTTACAAAAGATGTATTCAGTACAATAGAAGGTTCTGTAGGATATAACATTGATGGAATAGATTTAGTTGAAGGAATGCGTATACTGTTTACAGCAGATACTGACAGTTTAGTAAAAGATAAAATATTTAAAGTTAAGTTTATTACTCATACTAATACTACTCAAATAAGTTTAGTTGAAACAGACGATACTGATCCTATTCTAGATCAAACTGTACTAGTCAAAGACGGAGTTAAAAATGCTGGAAAAATGTATTGGTATAATGCAACAGGATGGCAACCGGCTCAAGATAAAACAGGATTAAATCAAGCACCAAAGTTTGATTTGTTTGACAGTAGTGGAAATAGCCTCGGAGATAATACAGTTTATGATAGTACAGATTTTGCTGGTAATAGACTTTTTACTTATAGAGTAGGAGAAGGTGCTAACGATACAGAACTTGGATTTCCGCTTACATACAAAAACTTTGTAAATATCGGCGATATTGTTTTTGATTTTTCTTTACTTGCAGAAGATTACAAGTATAAAGTCAATAGTATTTTTAAAACTATAAGTAGTGATGTTTTCTTCTTACAAGAATATAATAATCAAGTTATATCATACACTAATGCTTGGAAAAAAGCAAACATAAAAAGTAGTCAATATGTTATACAAAAATACACTGGCGAAGAATACACAAATAGATTTCCGATTAATGTCTATAACAATAGTGCAGACCTAACAGACTTAGAAATAAAAGTATATGTCAATAATAGTTATAAATCTGATTATCAAACAGTCAACGAAAATAAAACAACTAAGGTTATACTTCCTGACGATATTGGATTTACTGATATTGTTGTTATTAAAACTAAAAGCTCAGCAGACAAAAACAATAATGGATATTATGAGATTCCACACAACTTTGAAAGAAATCCGTCTAATAAAAATATTACAGATTTTACATTAGGCGAAGTAAATGATCATGTTGAAGGACTAGTTTCAGAAGTTGCAACATTTGCAGGTATTCAACCTGGCATAAACAATCTACGAGATTTAGGACCAGTTGCCGAATATGGCCGAAAGTTTGTTCAGCACAGTGGCCCGTTAAACTTGTCACTTTATCATCTAGTTAATAAAAGTTCAAATGTTGTTGCAGCTATTAGATATGCACTAAATGAATATACTAAGTTTAAAAGACAGTTTGTACAGACAGCAACCGAAACTTCATTTAACGGAACAGTAAAAGAATATGTTGATTTTATCTTTAATGAAATCAATAATACAAAGACTACTAGTACTCCTTTTTATAGTACAGATATGGCAGCTACAGGCGGCAGTAAAAAGATTGAATACGAAATACTCGATAGTAGATTAACAGTTTATTCACTATCAACAGTATTTGATAAATCTGCCATTAGTAATAAAGCCTTGTACATATATCTAAATGATCAACAACTTGTGTTTAACAAAGATTATACATTTACAGGAACTGGATTTGTAGATATTTCAGCAACACTAACTGATGGCGATATATTAACTATACACGAATATGATAATACTGAAGGTAGTTTTATTCCACCAACGCCTACAAAAATAGGAATGTTCCCGGCATATGTTCCTGAACTATTTGTTGACTCTAGCTATCAAACTCCGCAAACTGTTATTAGAGGCCATGACGGCAGCATTACACTTGCTTATAACGATTATAGAGACGATTTGATTTTAGAAATGGAAAAGCGTATTTTTAATAATCTAAAAGTTGATTATAATCCAGATATATTTGACATAAATGATATTGTAGGTGGCGCAGATAGAAATACAAAAATATCATCACAAGAAATTAATAATATTATTATCAAAGATTTTATTGACTGGACTGATGTTGCAAAGATTTCTGATTATACTAAAAATAACTTTATAGTACAAGGAGATAGTTTTACTTATAACTATACAGGAAGTACAAATGACCGCAATGAAGCAGTACCAGGATTTTGGCGCGGCATTTATAGACAGGCATTTGATACTGATCGCCCGCATACACATCCTTGGGAAATGTTAGGATACGGAATACAACCAGCATGGTGGGAAAACGTTTATGGCCCAGCCCCTTACACAAGCAATAACTTAATACTTTGGACCGACCTGCAAAACGGCGTGATTAGAGAACCTGGTAAAACAATACTAAGAAATAAAAAATATATTAGACATAACTTACTAAAGCATATTCCAGTCAATGAAAATGGCCAACTAATATCACCTTTAGAAAGCGGATACGTAAGCAACTTCAGTTATGCACCACAAAGTCAAAATCTATTTGAGTTTGGCGACGAAGCACCAACTGAAACAGCGTGGAGAAGAAGCAGTGGTTATCCGTTCAGCTTGATGATTGCTGCATTGATCGTTAGACCTGCACATACAATGGGTGTTGGATTTGACAGAAGTAGAACACAGCGTGACATTGCTGGAAACTTAATCTATACTGCTACAAACAAAAGAATAAACACAACGGATTTAATATTTCCTAAAATAGAAAATGCTGTAAGTGCAGGATTTTTAAACTATATTAGTGAATATATTAATGCAGATTCTTTGTATCCGTATACCACATACACTAATAATCTAAAACTTTTAGATAATAAAATAGGATTTAAACTTGCTGGGTTTGCCGAAAAGAACAAACTAAAACTAGTATTAGATAGTAAAACTCCGTTGAATAAAGGAAACATATTTGTTCCGGATGAAAACTATAACATTGTTTTGAGAACTTCTAGTCCCCAAATAGTAGCAACTTATAGTGGTGTGATTATTGAAAGAACACAAAGTGGATATCGTATAAATGGATATGATAAAGATACTCCGTATTTTAAATATAATATACCAAGAGAAAGTGCAAATGATCCTTTTGTAAATGTCGGCGGTATAAGTGAAGCATATATAACGTGGACTGAAAATAAGTTTTTAGTTGCCGGTAAACTTGTAGAATATAACGATAGATATTATAGAGTAAATGCAAATCATACTACAACAACTGACTTTGATTTAAGTTTATATACACCGCTACCGAGCTTACCTGAAAACGGTGGCCGCGGCGCCTATTTTAGAAAGTCTTTTACAAATGAAATATCAACACTTGACTACGGAACAATATTAAACGATGAACAGCAAGTAGTTAACTTTTTATTAGGATATCAAAAATATTTAAAAGACATTGGATTTAAGTTTGAATATTTTAACAAAACAACCGAAACAGTTGAAAACTGGCAACTAGCATCTAAAGAGTTTCTATTTTGGATAACACAAAACTGGGCAAATACTAGTACGATAACTTTATCACCTTTAGCTAATCAGATTGAATTTGAAAAAGAGTTTTATGTAGTTGACAATGTACATAATAATCTTTATGGATTTGCAGTGTTAAATGAAAATGGAAATGTAGTTAGTAAAAATCGTTCTAGTATATATAGAGATAATAGCAACAAATTTAGTTTAACATCAAATGAAGAAGGCATCTATCTTATTAAACTACCGCTGATACAAAAAGAACATCTTGTATTGATCGATAATACAACAGTATTTAATGATACAATATATGTTCCTGAAACTGGATATAGACAAGAGCGTTTAAAAGTTGTAGGTTATAGAACTGATGAATGGAATGGTAGTTTAAATATTCCTGGATTTATATACGATGATGCTAAGGTTACTGAATGGACTAGTTACAAAGATTATAAAACTGCCGAACTAGTAAAATACAAAGAATTTTACTATGCAGCTAGGTTTACACACAGCGGCACACAGGAGTTTGTCAACGGAAACTGGAGTAGACTAGATAGTAAACCTACAAGTGAACTAAAACCAAACTGGGATTACAGGGCAAATCAGTTTGCAGATTTTTACGACTTAGATACTGACAACTTTGATAGCGAACAACAAAGATTAGCACAGCATCTTATTGGGTATCAAAAACGTGAATATCTTGCTAATATTATACAAGACGATGTTAGTCAGTATAAGTTTTATCAAGGATTTATACAAGACAAAGGTACATCAAACGCTATTACAAAACTGTTTGATAAACTTGGATCAGCAAACACTGATAGTGTAGAGCTATACGAAGAATGGGCAATACGTGTTGGTAGATACGGCGCAACTACAAGTTATGACGAAGTTGAATTTAAACTAGACGAAAGCCAGTTTAGAATTGAACCACAACTTATAGAGTTTGTTGAAACTGTAGATTCAATACGTACAGACTTGGTTTATCAATATCCAAGAAAAGACGTTTATCTTTCACCAGATGATTATGCACATACATCGTTGCCGTTAACAACAAATAGTACAGAATATACTAAAACTGCTGGTTATGTTAAACTAGATCAAGTGAACTTTTTAACAACTACAAAAAACGATATGTTGGTTTTAGATATTGATAGTGTTGATATTGGTAGTTATATATGGGTACCAAAAGATGCACAATCGTGGAATGTTTACAAGCATATTGTATCGCCTATATCTATTGAATCTATTGAAAAGACAACATTAGGATTTAAAGCAAACTTTAGTAAGCCTATTACGTTTGTAGAAGGCGATATTGTTGGATTCAATAATATTAATAATGAAGTTAATGGCTTTTGGATTGTACAAAATATTGGATATACAGATATTGAGATACAACTAGATAATCCAATAACTGAAGATTTTATTGACCTAGCAGATAGCACTCTTGGAATAGTATCAGAACTATCATCACGTAGAGTATCAACTCCTGCAGATATAAACAATATTACTAAACTTTATGATTTAGACGATGATGATAGAGTGTGGGTTGACAATACTGGAAACGGAACATTTGGAGTATACGACAGCAGTATTATACGTAGTTTTAAACAAAGTATTACAGCACCTGAAATAGACAATAGGGAGTTTGGATCAGCTGTATCTGTTAGCAACAATAATACTACATTGGCAGTTGGAACACCTGATAAAGATGATGGCAAAGTTTATGTATATACTCGTGGCAGCGAAGCCAGTGAATTTAAATTAAAACAGACATTAGAACCATTGTCTAATCATCATGATGGTGGTGCGTTTGGTACAAGTGTTGAAATAACAGACAATGGTCAGTATTTGTATGTTGGCGCACCAACTGCTGCTAATGTTAAAACACGTTATAGAGGTATATTTACTGAAGGAGAAAGTTATCTAGCAGGCGATTATGTAAGTCAACGTGGAGCAATATGGAGAGCACTAGTTAATGTTACAGCAGAAAGTTCTACTATTAATCTACTAAGTCAAGATTGGGAAATATCAGAACTAATAGTTACAGACACATCTGGAACAAGTCTTGGATATGCAAACCAAGGCGTGGTTTACATTTATAAAAGACTAATAGATCAGTCTTTTGATTTAGTAGACATTATTCTAAGTCCAGATCCAACAGAAAACGAACAGTTTGGTATTGCAATTAAATCAGCTTCTCCAAGTGATTTCCAACATAATACTGTTATTAGAAGTCTTAGAGACAACGGCCGTGTTTACTTTGTTAACAACAAAGGGCAAGATGCTGTAACATCTTATGCATATTCAAGAGACACAAACTACAAAGGTGAATGGGAAAGTATTGCAAAATATATTCCTAATAATATTGTCTACTATGAAGGCGAACTTCGTCAAGCTAATACAACAGTACTTGCAGGTAATCCTTTTGATAACAGTCAATGGGACGTACTTGATACATATGTTGATTATTTAGGTTATGTTCCTGATTCTTCAGAAGAAACAGCGCCAGCTCTTAACGATAGTAGTGATTTTTTAAATGCATTGGGCATCGGCACAACTTATGATATTAGTAAAAATGGCGAAGTATTGGCACTTGGTGGTATACAAAACGGCGGCGAATATCGTATTGCAATCTATAGAAAAACAAACGGCAGATTTGTGTTTGACGAAAACATCAACCCTGCAACCGAAAACGAAGCGTTTGGAACTACATTAAGTTTAAATGACGATGGTTCTAAAATAGCAATAGGCGCACAGCTATCAAATATCAATGGTATTTACAATGGTGCAGTATATGTATACAAACTTACAAACGAAGCATATGTTCAAGATCAAATATTGCTTGCACCCAACGGAGAAAAGACTGAAAGATTTGGCACAAATGTAAGTTTTAACTCTAATAAACTTGCTGTAACAAGTCGCAACGGCGATACCGCAGCATATGTAACATTTGATCAAGAACTTACAGAGTTTGATAATAAAGCAACAAATATATTTGATAAAATCAAAGATAATGGACAAGTTTATGTATACGAAACATTAAACAACAAGTTAGTATATGCTGAAAAACTTTATTCACAAGTAGACATATCTGATTCTTCTAATATATTAAGTGTATTAAATAGAAATCATTTGTATGTTATTTCGATTGGAACTACTGTTGATGATAAAACAGGACTGATTCAAGATCATAGAACTGATTTAAATGCTACTGCTTGGAATATTAATAGTCAAGGCGATAGTTATGTTGATATTGATAAAATCAAAGGTGTGTGGCTATATGATACAAACACAAATGATTTAATCACATATCTTGATTACATAGATCCAATAGCAGGCCGTATTGCCGGACCGGCAGAACAAGAACTTAGTTATAAAACTTATTATGATCCAGCAGTTTACAATGTTGGTACTAGAGATACCGGTGTATCAGATCTTTGGGGGAAACAACAGGTTGGAAAACTATGGTGGAATCTCGATGCTATAAAGTGGTATAATCCATATCAAGGAAGTATACAATATAAATCAAATACATGGAATCAGATTATTCCTGGATTTAGTGTAGATGTATACGAATGGGTTGAGAGTGACTTGTTACCAAGCGAATGGGATCAAATAGCTGATACTACCGAAGGCTTAGCCAGCAGCATAAGTGGAACATCATTATACAGTGATGATTCTTATGTAAGAGCAAGAGTATATGATAGTGTAGCAAATGTATTTGCACCAAAATATTATTTCTGGGTTAAGAATAAAAATACACTGCCTACTACATATGGCAGGAAGATTAGTTCGTTTGATGTTGCAAACTTAATAGCAGATCCAGCAGGACAAGGTTATAGACATGTTACATTACTCGATGGCAAAAAGTTTGCATTACATAATATAAAAAATCTAGTAAAAGACAAAGATACTATTTTGCATGTTGATTACTATGTTCAAGACAATGCAGAAAATAGAAATATTCACAGCGAGTATGCATTAGTTGTTGAAGGATTAGCATCTAGCAAGCCAAACAATGACATTGTCGACAAGTGGGTTGATAGTTTAGCAGGCTACGACAGAAACGGAAGAGTTCTGCCTGATTTAAATATTAGTGTTGCTCAAAGATACGGTATTTTAAATAATCCAAATCAAACTATTTTTGTTAATAGACAAGAAGCATTAAAACAAGTTGTTGAAAGAGTAAACGGAGTATTGTCTCAATATACAATAGTTGATGATTTTGATATTTCTCCATTATTCCAAACAGAAACTCCTCCAAGTAAGTTTAGCAATGAGTGGGATACTCAAATTGACAGTGAAAGTTTGTTGAGATTTGTAGGTACTGCAAAAATCAAACAAGCAACTCTTACGCCTATTATTGTTGATGGAACTATTACAGGTGCAACTATTACGCAATCTGGTAGAGGATATGTTGATAGTAACTATACAACAGGCAAACGTCATGGTCCTACTGTAACTGTAGAAGGACAAGGTTCCGGCGCAGAGTTAAAAACTTACATCAACAATCTTGGTCAAGTTATTGAAGTTGAAGTAGTTGATGGTGGCAAAAACTATTTAAATGATACTACGCTTATTGTGCGTCCATTTAGTGTCCTTGTAACAACTGACTCCGAAGTAGGCGGCCTATGGGCAGTGTACAACTGGATGTCTTCTACACAGGAATGGTTTAGAAACTATATTCAAAGCTATGATGTTAACAAGTATTGGAGATATGTTGATTGGTATTCAACTGGATATAACGAAGTTACATCTATTGATTTTGTGATTGACGGAAGTTATGCACTTGAAGCATTAGACGATAAACTAGGAAATACTGTTAAGATTGAAAATATTGGCAGCGGCGGCTGGATATTATTAGAAAAGATTGACAATCAAGTTGAAGTAGACTATACTATTAACTATAAAGTAGTAGGTAGACAAAATGGTACAATAGAGTTTAGCAATACACTATATCAAAACGATGCAGTTGGATTTGATAATATAATCTATGATATATCGTTATATGATAGCGAACCAACAGACGAAATAAAAATAATACTATATGCACTAAGAGATAACTTATTTGTTGATCAGCTAGAAGTAGAATGGAACAAACTATTCTTTAGTAGCATTAGATATGCAATGAGCGAACAAGTTGATTTAGATTGGATATTTAAATCAAGTTTTGTAGTTGCAAAACACAATGTCGGAGAGCTTACACAAAAAGTAACATATCAAAACGACAATCTTCCAAACTATCAAGATTACATAGAAGAAGTAAAACCGTATAGTACTAAGATTAGAGAATATATTAGTTCTTATGGTAGAACAGAACCAACACAAACTAGTGTTACTGATTTTGATTTACCACCTCGTTATGATGCAGAGCGTGGACAGATTATTAGCGAAACTATTAAGTTTTTCAACAATGGCATTACTGGTATAAATGATACTACAACTACATATCCACAAAAGCATTGGTTAGATAATGTTGGATTTGAAATAACAGAGTTTGTGGTTTACACCGGCGGCAGCGGATATACTGACACTGCAAATGTAACAGTAAGCGGAGGCGGCGGCCCAACACTAGAAGGGCTTGCTTATATCGGCGGCGGTTCTATACAATATATAGAAGTTAATACTACAGGCGCAAAATACTTTACAACACCAACTGTAACAATAAACGGAAGTTTAACAGAGGATGGTGTTGATGCAGTTGTTTATGCACAAATAGGAAACAGTGTAATCAGATCAACTCATATGTTAATGAAGTTTGATAGAGTTGTTGGTGCATATTACTTTACTACATTAGATGAAACAGAAACTTTTGTTGGCAACGGTGGTTTAACTGATTTTAGTTTAAAATGGCCATTGAGTACAAACAGTGCTGATATATCAATAACTGTAGCTGGCGAACCGCAGTTACTTAGTGATTTTGTATCATCAAATGTTATTGATACAACCAAAACCTTTGATAGATTTCGTGGTAAAATAACATTTGCAAATGCACCTGCAAATAATGCTCAGATTGTTATAAACTATAAAAAATCATCTAGTTTATTAACAGCCGAAGATAGAATAAACTTCTTCTATAAGCCTACTACAAATATGCCAGGAAAAGAACTAAGTCAGCTAATGGACGGTGTTGATTACGGCGGCGTACAAATGGATAGTATCGGCTTTGGAGAAAATACCGGATTTGATGCAAACGGGTTTGGTATTGATTTTGATACATTTGACACTAACTACGAAGACGAGATTATTACACTAGATGGTAGTACTCAAATAATAACACTGAGTAGTGTTTTAGACTCAGGTGTAACATACAACGTGTATCTTAACAATGTAAGAATAGATGATCCTGCATATGACGGAGTTAGTGTAACAGCTAATCCAAATGCAAAAATGGTATCACCACAAGGCGACAATATTACAAATACTATATTCTTAGATAGTGATGTTATAGAAACCAAAGACGGCGATATTGTGATCATTAGAAAATCTACTAGTGATGGTAGTTTTACTCCAGAGTCAACAGCATTTGATGTAAGTTTGCAAGGTGGAAACTTTGAATATACAACTGCAACTGGAATAGATTCTGGAGATATAGTTGTTGATGGCGACGGATTTGTTACAGAAACAAACAGTAAAGGACCAGAAGAACAAGTTCCGGGACAAGTACTAGATACAGTTGATATTCAAGTGTACAATAGAAGTTCAGACGGACAAGGTGTTATTAGTGTTAGAAACTATATCACAGATGGCACAACTATCGAATGGGAGTTTGATAGTTTTCCACAATCAAATACTACACTGATTGTAAAAGTTGACAGCGATATTATTGATAACAACGATCTAAATGTTGATTATGAAAACAAAGTTATAAGTTTAAATGATAGTACAGCACTAGATGCAGGAAAAAATCTTTCTATACTATCAATCGGAACTAACGGAGTTGATTTACTTGATAGTGATAATATTGTTTCTACTGGTGACACTTTTATATACGATTTGCCAATCACATGGAAAACTGGATTAAGTTCTTTTGTAACAATCAATGGTGTATTACAAAATGATACAACTGACTACGGGCTTACAGAATCAGATAACAATACAGCACAGCTGGAGTTTCCGATTAAAATAACTGCCGGCAAAATTATTGGATATACAATATATGATGGTAATGTAAACCAATACAGTCAGATGGTAATCGACAATACCTTTGCAACAGATGGCCAAAATAAAGTTCATAGATTTACAAATGATGTTGCATTGCCTATTATTAATAAGCCTCTTGCACATAATATTTTAGTCAAGCGTGGAGATGGTAGATTCTTAAATGCAGGCTATAGAAAAAAATATACAATAGATAGTAATAGATCATATGATATTGATAGATGGCAGTTTGAAGATACAACAGCCGTTAGAAATACAGATGTTATACTTTATATTAATGGTTCTATTGTTAATGTTCTTGATTACTATTATGATACTGCAAACGGTAGAGTAGAACTTCTTAACAACAATGTTGGACTTATTGGAGATACATTAGAAATCTTTATTATTAGAGATGCAGAATATTACTTTATAAACACAACAGTAGAAATACAAAATGGCACAGCAGTTAATGATCCAGTAGTTGGGCAAGATATAAGTTTTGAATTGGCTGATGATAGTACTACAGTTATTGCTTGTGTTGAAAAGTTTAGTAGATCAGGTTCAACACTATTAATAGAACTACAAGGATATATTAGAGAATTATTCCAACTAAAAAGTATTGACGACACACCGGAGATTGTAGCAAGTTGGGAAAATGATAGTACAAAAGCAGTTATTGGAGATATTACTCTTATAGAAACAGATATTTTATCATTAACTGAAGCACCAGCTGATTGGGAAACTATAGACATCTATGTATTCAGTAATCACGATATAAACGGATTTGAAAGAAATACATATGATATTGTTTGGAATACAAATCAAGCACCTGCTGGAACACAGTTTTATATTGATAAAAACTTATTAAGCAGAGGATTTATCAAACTTGAAAAACCTGCATTAAGTGCAAACTTTGTTTGGGTATTTAAAAATGGAATATTGCTTTCGCCACAAAACGATTATTCACTTGATGCTAGTGGAACAGGCGTTCAGCTTTACAGTAAAGTTACATCAAATGACAAAGTTGAAGTATTGCAGTTTACAGGATTAACAAGTAATCCTAAGTTTGGATATCGTATTTTCAAAGATATGTTAAATAGATTCCACTTCAAGCGTTTAAATAAAGACAACGAATACGAGTTGCAACAACCATTAAACTATTATGATTCTAATATTCAACTAGTTGACAGTACAGGTATTCAAGAACCTAACAAGGCATTGGGTGTACCGGGTGTTGTTTGGATAGACAAAGAGCGTATTGAATATTTTAGTGTTGATGGCAACCTTCTTAGACAGATAAGAAGAGGTACTTTAGGCACAGGCATTAAAGAACAATATTCAACAGCAACAAAAGTACAAGGCCAGGGTATAGAAGAAAATATTCCTTACAAAGACGAAACATCTAAAACTATGTTTGTTGGCGATGCTAGTACCAAGGAGTTTATACTTGATTTTGTTCCAACTAGTATTAACGAGATTGATGTATTTTTAGCTGGAGCTAGATTGCGTAAAGATAACATTATAACATTTGACAAAACAGTAGATCAAGATTCACCTGAGGCAGATGTAACAATAGATCCTGAATATACTATTGAAAATATATCAACAGAAAGCGGCACAGTAACCGTGCTAACACTTGCAGATTATATTGACCCTCCTGCAGACGGAACATTTATTGAAGTTGTTCGTCGAACAGGAAGAATATGGAATGATACAGGAAAAACTCTAGCAGATAGTGAAAATCAAATAGCTAGATTTATAACAGACAAAACAATATCGCTACCACGATAAATACAGTATAGAAACGGAATGGAAACATGATTAACGAACAAAGCGGTGTACACCTCGAAGGACACATAAAAATACACAATCCAGAAAGTGGGCATGTATTTGTTAACAAGCGCAATGCTATTCATTATGAAAATATGAGTATTAGTCTTGCTGAAAGTCTTGGCAATGCTGGATCAGGCTACATATATCAAATGGGGTTTGGCAACGGCGGAACAACTGTTGATCCAACTGGTATTATTACATACTTAACACCAAACAGCACAGGTACAAATGCAAGTTTGTACAATCAAACATATGCAAAAGTGGTAGACGATCGCAGTGTAAACAATGTTGACCCTCAAAGAAATAAGATTGAAACACGTCACGTTACTGGTACAAACTATACAGATATTGTTGTAAGTTGTTTGTTAGATTATGGAGAACCAGAAGGACAAGATGCATTTGATACTGCTGCTAATACAGAACAACAGTTTGTATTTGACGAGCTAGGGCTAGTCGGATATTCATCTAGCGGAACAGGAAGACTTCTTACACATGTTATTTTCCATCCAGTACAAAAATCACTCAATAGGTTAATACAAATTGATTATACTGTAAGAGTACAAAGTCTTTCGGGAGGTAATACTTAATGGCATATGAGATTCCATTCACTGATCAATCCAATAAGGGTATTATAACTGTTGAAGATAATGCAATCAATACCGAAACTAGTTTAAAACTTCCAGGCAGATTATTATCAGATTACGGAGTTGCTGTTAATGAAAACTTTTTAAAACTATTAGAAAACTTTTCAAACGCTAACCCGCCATTAAATCCTGTTGAAGGACAACTTTGGTATGATACTACAGACAGCATAGATCAGTTAAAAATATATGATGGTACAAACTGGGTTGCAGCCGGCGGCCTAAAAAAGAACGCATCAGAACCTGATAGCACAAACAGTGTTAAAGGAGATCTTTGGGTTAATACATCAACTAGTCAGTTATATTTGTATACAGGCAGCGGCTGGTTATTAATAGGACCAGATTTTAGTAACGGAAATACTACTGGAGCAAAATCAGTTGAGTTAATAGATACCGGTGATGTTACCCGAACGGTAGTTGTAGTATACATTGAAAATATACCAGTTACTATTACAAGTAGAGTTGAGTTTTCACCTAAAACAGCATTTGCTGGATTTAATAGCACAACACCAATAAAAGTTGGAACAAACTTTAGTCAAGCATTGACTACAGCAAAATTTAATGGTACTGCAACAACAGCAGAAAACTTGTTAGTAAGTGGCGGAGTTATTCCAAGTTCTGCATTTATGCGTAATAATATTGTTAATCAGTTAGCTGAAAAACTACAAATCAAAACAAATGACGGATTAGAAGTTGGCGTTTCGAAAACACTAAGTGTATTAGTTGAAGGCAACAATAGCATTATTGAAAATGCTGTACCAGGCGCACCAATAGATTTAAGAGTCAACAACAACGGAATATTTTCAATACCGATTAGAGTTAAAGGAAACACTAATGTAGGTATTAACAACTTATCTCCAACTGAAAGTTTAGATGTAGTTGGAAATCAAAAACTTGCTGGTAACTTAACTGTAACCGGAACAACAGGACTGACAGGCAATACTAGTGTAACTGGAAATTTAACCGTAACAGGAAACTTTGATGTTGACGGCAGTTTAACTACAACAAGTATAATGCCTGACACAGCAAATGTTTATTCTATTGGATCGTCAGTACTGCCATATGATACACTTCATGCTAATCGTATAACAGGCAGTCTAACAGGTAACGTAACAGGTAATGTTAGTGGAACAGCAGGTAGTACAGCCAAACTTAATAGTGTAACTACATTTTCATTAGCAGGCGATGTTAGTGCAACAAGTTTTACATTTGACGGACAAACAGGCGGCTCTTCAAAAACGTTTACATCAACTATACAATCAACTGCTATTTCTGACAGGGCAGCAGCATCTAGTGTAAACAGAACAACCGACGAAGTGTTGTTGAATCAAGGCGGAACATTAGTTAAAGCAACACCTGATCAACTGATTGGATCTATTGATACTATGCCAGTAGGCACAGTGATAATGTTTGGAGGCCTAGTTGCACCCGATGGGTGGTTTATTTTAGATGGCGCTGAAAAATCATTAACAACATATGGTAACTTAGCAACAGTATTAGGATATCTTGCAGCAGATCCAACAACATGGTATCACGGAACTCCAAGCGATCCAAATACATTATTTAAGATTCCGGATATGCGAGGAAGATCGCCTGCAGGACTTGGTAGAGTATTAGCATCTAATAATAGAATTACAGACGGAACAGTAGGTGTTATGGGCGGCATAGGAGGTAGCGAGGATGTTACCTTAGCAGCAGCCAACTTGCCGGAACACGAACACGATTTACGAAGCAGTACAGGAGAGCAGTTTTATGCTACTACAACAGCTACAGCAACCGCATCTGAAGTTGTACCCAATGACGGTGATTCGTCTGGAACTGGATCTCGTCTACAAACATCAGGAGGTGTAGTAGATATAGCAAACGATGCAGTAGATATAACAAATCCGTATGTTGCACTTAACTTTATTATCTATCACGGAGTATCATAAATGGCCTATAAACTAAACAAAACAGACGGATCGCTACTAGTAGAACTAGTTGATGGTAGGTTAGATATATCCAGTGCTGATATTGCACTAATAGGAAAAAACTATCAAGGGTTTGGTGAAAGTATAAATGAAAACTTTATTAAAATGTTGGAAAACTTTAGTAATAGTACAGCACCAGTTAAACCGCTCAAAGGCCAACTTTGGTATGATACTTCTACAGGTAGATTAAAAATATACGATGGTATAACATTTAGAAGTACAGATAGTACAATATATGCTAGTTCTCAACCGTCAGAACTAATACCAGGAGATATATGGATAGACGGATCTAAAGATCAGTTGTTGTTTTGGAACGGAGTTGAAGCAGTATTAGTAGGACCATCATATACTAAAAATCAGCTTAGGTCAGGCGATGAAATAGAAACTATCAAAGATACTACAGGACAAAATAGAGTAGTTATTAAAAAATATTTAAACGGTAGTCTATATGCTGTACTTTCAAAAGAGACTACAACATTTACACCATTTCCGGCTATCACAGGATTTACAGATTTAAAACAAGGTGTTAACATAAACACAGCATTTGTTGATTTTGAATGGCTTGGAAAAGCATCAAGTGCTGGAAAGATTGTTGACGAGCTTGGAAATGTTTTTGATCAAAATAGTTTCTTAAGTGCTGTAGTTGACGATGTTACAACAGGTCGACTAGCAATAGCAAATGACAACGGATTAAGTGTTGGACTTGATACAGATCTTACAATAAAAGTAAGTGGCCAAACAACGTTATGGCAAAACAATATTCAAGATGCTGATTTAAAAATAGATCTTAAAGACGTGTCTGGACAATACACTGCTATGCATTTTGATGCAGATACTAAGAAGATTGGTGTTTTTAAAGAAAATCCTGCATACACATTAGATGTTACTGGTGATTTACGTGTTACTGGAGATTTATTGATCGAAGGTGACGCTACAAGTTTAGATGTTGCTACATTAAGAGTTGAAGACCATCAGATTGAACTTGCAATTAAAGACGATAGTACATTAGCAACAGATAGTGAAGCAGACGACGGCGGTATTGTTATAAGAGTTGAAGGCGACGATAAACGGTGGACTTGGTTAAATTCAACCAACAGTTGGACTAGTAGTCATATTATCGATATTGAAAACGAGTTAAATTATTATGCTATTAACAGCACAAATGTTTTGTCTTTAGATACATTAGGGTCAACAGTTGTAAACAGTAGCCTAACAGGAATCGGACAACTTAATACATTAGTAGTAGGAAACAACCTGCAAAGTGATACAATGACATTTACTGAAGATCGTATCACAACAACTAATAATCTAGAGTTTGCATCAACTGGTAGTATAAACTTAATAAACAAAGTAAAAATAACAAATGTAGAAACTCCAGTAAGTCCACGTCGAAAAGCCGACAACGTATTATTAACAGAAGGTGCGGATCAAGATGTAATAGTTAAAAGATATGTTGATGACGAAATACAATCAGCAACTATTGTTATGGGAGTTGATGTTACTGGACTTGGTACTACATATGCAACAGGAACATATGGTGATACTTTGGCTGACGATGGATTGCTTACTAATATTGCTGTATTATTAACAGAACTATATCCAATACCAGTAGCGCCCTTTGACACACAAGGCAAAACAGCAAAAATACATGCTTACTATTATACAGGCTCGTCAGATCCGATTGATGTTAACACCGGCGTTGTAAAATCGTTAACAGCAGTTGACAGTGCTGGTACACAAAACGTTAATGTTATAGGCGATTTTACAATCAACTCTCCTACAGCAACAGTTAATCTAACAGCAACTAGACTAATAATAACTATGAAGATAAACAGCGGATTATGGGATGTCAATGGCAGCACAATAGCAGCATCGGCACTTTAACGATAAATAACATAAGAGCACTAAGCACGAGGAGCAACAATGGCCTATATTGTAAATAGATATAACGGTACACAGATAACAGTCGTTGAAGACGGCACAATAGATCAAACAACTGATCTAAAACTTATTGGTAAAAACTATAGTGGTTTTGGCGAAGCACAGAACGAAAATTTAGTTCATTTACTAGAAAACTTTAGAGGAACTACTGCTCCTGCTAAAGCTATAGATGGCCAGGTATGGTATGACGCAGGAACTACTAAACTAAAGTTTTATACTGGTAGTGCGTGGAAAACAGCAGGCGGCACAGAAGTTTCAAGTTCAGAACCAGCAGGACTAGATGAAGGCGACTTATGGTGGAGCAGTACAAGTAATCAACTGTACGGTAAAACAGCAGCAGGTGAATTTATCTTAGTAGGTCCTCAAAGTGCAGGCAGCGGAACAACACAGATGCTTAGTGTTAATGTTACAGATAACTCAGTTCCGTCAGTTGAAAAAACTATTATTGTTGCTCTAATAAATGATGTTAGTGTGTATGTAATTTCTGGAGAAGAATTTACATTAAATGGCGTACAAGCAGCTGGTGTTCCTTCGTTAACCGGATTTAGTTTAATCAAAAAAGGTATTACTTTAGTTAATAGTACTACAGGAATCACACAAAATGAGCTAGACCAGCCGGTTACCGGTGCTAACAATGAACCAATTATTTGGGGATCTGCAAATGATGCATTACGTTTAGGCGGCTTTTTAGCTAGTGATTATTTAAAAACAACTGATTCATTAGCATTGGGCGATGCTGGATTTACAGTTGGTAACAGTAACGATTTAAAAATAGACGTAAATGATGGCACAGTTCCAAGACTTGTAAATCAAAATAACGCAAGTAACAAGATATTGTTTGCATTAACTGCACCAGCAGCAGGATCAGCTGTAGGCATTGTTTCGATAAGAAACGCATCAGTTGATAAAGGAATTTATCCAGAAACAACAAACCTGTATAACATTGGTAGCGCAACCGAAAAGTTTAATACAATGTATGCTACTACATTTAACGGATCGGCAACAAGTGCCAATGCACTTGATGTAGGTGGTACTGCCCGCAGCGCATCTACTACAGCAGGAGTAAACACTATTGCAGCAAGAGATAGTAGTGGAAACTTAACTGCAACAGTATTCAATGGTACAGCAACTAAAGCACGTTATGCTGACCTTGCAGAAAAATATACAACAGAAGAAACACATCCAGTTGGAACAGTAATGGCAGTATCGAGTGCTAAGTTTACAGAATCACAAGATATTAGTGCCGAAACAAGACCTGCAAAATCTAGCGATTTTGCAATAGGTGTTATCAGTGAAAATCCAGCTTACTTAATGAATTCAGAAATCGACGGACAAGCTATTGCACTAAAGGGCCGTGTACCAGTAAGATGCACAGGCATAGTTCAAAAAGGAATGGCATTGTATGCATGGGAAGACGGAGTTGCTTCTCAAACTGCTACTAAAGCATTAGTTGGTATTGCATTAGAATCAAGCGACGATCCTTCAGAAAAGTTGGTTGAGTGCGTTTTAAAAGTGTAAATACTAAAAAGGAAAAGTTATGGCAGTCGGCGACATTATCTCACAATCAAGATACAACGAACTACAAGGAAAAATTTCAGCATTATTAGGAGTTGGGTCTGGTGATAAAGGATACAACAATACTGTATCGAGTAATCCAGTTGCCGAAGGAAACGAAGTATTAGTTTCTGACATGAACACATTGTTTGCCGACTTTGAAAAAGTATATGTACACATTAATAATACTGCACCAGTTACTATTAATACAGTTGCTACTTCTAATGAAATAGAAGATGCTTTATATAATGCATATGAAATATTAATAGTTGAACTAGAAGACGATAGATTTATTCTAAATGGCAATCAAGCTGACATAGAATCAGGCGGAGTTAATAGTGTAAGAGATGGAGCTACATCGCCTTGGGGAGGAACATCCCAGCCTCAATCAGTTAATCATACTGTACAGATATCTTTTTCTTCGATTGCAGCTCGCAGATGTTTCTTTAACGCTGGTGGCGAAATTAGATTTGATTCGTCAATCAATATTGATAATGTTCCAGCTGACACTAACCTACAAAAAAATCAAGACTGGTATGATATTATATTTAATGCAGGCCAAATAAAATTTGGAAGAACAGTAACTACTAATACAAAACCATCAGGAACTTCTTATGCTATTGGCAATGAGGATTTAACAACTTCATACCAAACTATATATAGAAAAACAGGTAGCATTGCGGGCGGATATTCAGATAACGAATATTATATTGAAGCAAAGTTAGAATCAAATAACACTGATATTACTTTTAATATTGTATTTAATGATTTAGATGTTGGCACCGGAGGAGCAGATGAATATGTTGCAGGAGTTCTTACTAGTGCAGTTTCGCATATTAGAGCATCGGGCTCTTATGTAAGTTCACCAGCCCCGTCGTATGCAAAAACAAGCGATTTATGATTGACATACAATGTATAGTATGTTACATTATAAAAAAGGAACCATAGATGCCATCAATATCTGCTCTTAACTATAATAATATTAGAGAATCAATAGCTGGAAGAGTAGGCAATCAATCTGTTTGGACTGAATATGGGTCATTGACAACTCCACTAACAAGTACAAGCGGATATGGTAGAAGTTTTAGTAGTAATACAGTAGTTGGCGGAAATACACCAGGTGTAAGTGATACAGTAACTGAGCAACAATACTTTGATTTATGGTTGGATATACAAGCGGCACATGTTCATCAAACCGGCACATTAGCAACTGATATTGATCCTACTGACTTTGAACAAGGAGTTGATCAAATTGTTGAACAACATATTACCGACCTAACTACTACAGCAAATACTATTCTAGCATTTAATCATACATCTACAGATTTTCCAACTAGTAGTTTTGATGGTCCAAATCCGTTAGAAACAACAGGCGGAGCAAGTACAACTAGTTCTCGTACTACAAGTTTTGGTGGATCGGCCGACGCAGTTAAAGTTATATCGCACGAAGTTACAGTTGATTTTGGATCTCATCAAGCATTTTTATATTTCTTAGCATCTGGAGGAGAAATACGTTTTGCATCAAACGCAAGTGGAGGAACCACAGGCACTCAGTATACAAAAGATTGGGACTGGGCACAAGTGTTAAATGATGCTGGACAAATACGGTTTGGTAGAGTAAATCAAAATACCTGGCGTTGCGATTCAGTAACAGGCACAGGAACAGGTTATAGTAATGCAAGTATTACAACTGGTTCTCCAACTACAAAGATTTTTGAAAAACAAGGTGGCGGCAGAGCCGGAGGTAATCCAGGAGATGTACCTGTAGCACAGATTTATGATGATAACTTTTTTAGGATTTATGCAAGTACTAATACTGCATTTAATACAGCAACACAACTAAAGTTTAAAATAGAACTAGACGATGGCGATTCTGGAACAGGCGGCCAGGCAGAACCAGGCGGACCAGCAGGGCAGCTAGTAGACGAAAGTGTTACAGCAACAATCAACAGTACAGTATACACTTATACTCCGAGTAGTGATTTTGTTTGGGATAGTACTACTTACAATGCTATCTCATTACCTACTCCAACCGGAACAAAAGATTCCGATTTTTAACTTGACAATGTAGTCTAAAGCATATATACTACTATTACAAGTAGGAGATATTTATGGACGAACGCTTAGAAAAAGCATTAGATTTTAGCAATTACATGATTACTTTAAATAATCAAAAACGTTTGTTAAAAGAACAGTACCACGATAATCTTGTTTATTATTTTAATGGTGGTCAGTTTTCTGTAACAAAAGATCTTATAAGTTTTTGTCAAAGTTTATTGGCACTACATCAAACTGAAACTATATTAGTTGATGATAGTGGTATACCTATTGAAATAGAAGTATTACAAGATTTTGCCAATGAACTCGTAAATGTGTATTGGCAATCAACAAACAAATACTTAACTGAATATAATAAGTTAAAAACAAATAGAACAGTTGAAAGTATTATGGATTTATGACAAAGGGTGTATTGTTATTCGCAAGTAATAATAAATCAGTTGATTATGTAAAGCAAGCTATTTTCCTTGCTAAACGCATACGCAAGTATATGGACTTGCCCACTTCGATTGTTACAGATATAGATATCGAATCTGATGTATTTGATTATGTTATTCACTCCGATGACATGACTAAAAATAGTACTAGTAAACGATATGCCGATGGCGATTTTAGTGATAAAACATTAAAGTTTAATAATAAAAACAGAGCATCTGCATATGAGTTAACTCCTTACGATTCTACTATTGTAATGGATACTGATTATATCATTAGCAATGATTTACTAAACAACTGCTTTGTACAGCAAAAAGATCTTTTGCTATACAAGGATGCTACTCATGTTGGAATGCATAGAATAGTACCCGAGTTTGAAAAAGTAAGTGATACTAGTGTAGATTTTTATTGGGCTACTGTAATCTTTTTTAGAAAAACAGATGAAAACAAAATGTTCTTTGATTTGATCAAGCACATTGAAGAAAACTATATACACTATCGTAATATGTATCAGTTTAAAACAAGTGTATATAGAAACGATTTTGCTTTTAGTATTGCAGTACATATTATGAATGGATATCAAACAGGAAACTTTGTTGGAAGTTTGCCAGGAACAAAGTTTTATGCAACAGACAAAGACGTAGCTGTTGGGATTAAAGACGATGAAATAAAAATACTAGTACAAAAAAATAAAAGACTTGGAGAATACACTGCTGTAAATCTCAAAGGTAGTAACTGTCATGTGATGAACAAGTTTAGTTTGGAGAGAATTATTGACCAATAACTTTACAATGCTGGCACAAAACAGTGGTTTTGATTATGTTAGACAAGCATGTTTAGCAGCAATGAGTATTCATGCTACAAACAAAGATGTTAGTATTTGTCTTATCACTAATGAAAGTGTGCCTACAAAATACAAACATTTGTTTGATCATATCGTTGAAATACCGTGGGGAGATCATGCCAAGGATGAAGATTGGAAAATCAGCAATCGTTGGAAAATATATCATGCTATTCCGTATAACGAAACTGCGGTGATAGATACAGATATGTTAATACTTGAAGACATTAGTAGTTGGTTTGATTTCTTAAGAAACTATGATTTATTTTACACTAGCAATGTGTATACATACCGTGGAGAACTAGTAGATGACAACTATTATCGTAAAGCGTTCAAAAAATACAATCTTCCAAACTTGTATAGTGGCCTCCATTGGTTTAAGAAATCTGACTTAGCACATGAATTTTATACTTGGCTTGAAATGATAACAAACAACTGGGAACAGTTTTATAAATCAGCTAGTTCTGGAAAAAAGTTTGCATTGCGTCCAAGCATGGATGTTAGCGCAGCAGTTGCTTGTAAAATAATGGACATTGAACATTTGATTACAAACAATAAAGTTAAGAATCCTACATTTACACATATGAAACCAAAGATTCAAGGTTGGGACATTAACTTTGCATATCGTTGGCAAGATAGAGTTGGTGTTTATTTTGACAGTGATATGAGGCTAAAAATAGGAAATCATCAGCAATCGGGCATTTTTCATTACACTGAAAAAGATTTCTTAAATAATAGTTTAATGAAAAAATATGAAAAATGTTTAGGAATATAATATGAAACGATTTGTATGTTTTGATGACGATGGAAATATTTATAAAATCTCAAAAGAATCTGATGACAGATTTAAGTTTCTTGAGTGCGACTTTGAAGATGTTAAGAAGTTTATAGAAGGACATTGGAGTTTATTAGACTACAAGGTTGAATATGATTTTATAGATAAAAAATATTATATTAAAAACCAGACACAAGTCGACGAGGACAAGCTGATGTGGTGTTTTCTATATCAGATTCCTAGAACTGTACCTAATAACAAACAAATAGTATTAACTAAAGATAATGTAAAACATGTTTGGAAAATATCTGCTGATCCTGGTTTTATAGAAGATTTAAATGATAAAAAAGTTACAATCGATCTTTCAAACTACTACTTTAGTATAACAAAAAAAGATGACCCAAATGTATTGTATCGATTAATACGTTTTAATAACGGAGATGAAGTAGCGTTTGAAAATGATTTTGAGTTTGACAACGAAGAAGTTTCAGTATATACTATGCGTAGGTTTGATACTTATCATTATGAGGAAATAAATGGCTAACACATTTAGAGTTATTGATTGCGATATTATATATTTGTCATACGACGAGCCTAATGCAGAACAAAACTATGCAGACTTGTGTAAGAAAGTTCCGTGGGCAGAGCGTGTGCATGGTGTAAAAGGCAGTGATAGCGCACACAAAGCAGCCGCTAACAAATCAACTACTGATAGGTTTATTACAATAGACGGCGACAATATTATTGATGAAAAGTTTTTGTCGCAAACAATGGACTTTGATGAAAATACAGATTTGACTAATAAAGTTATTAGTTGGACTGCACTTAATAGTATCAATAATCTTACATACGGAAATGGCGGCATTAAGTGCTGGCCCAAACAACATGTATTAAACATGCGTACACACGAAAATGCACCCAACGATAATCCACATGCACAAGTAGATTTCTGTTGGGATACACAGTACATACAAATGAATGGTACATACAGTACTATTATGAATAATGCTACACCGCATCAAGCATGGCGTGCTGGATTTAGAGAAGGTGTTAAAATGGCACTGGATCAAGGCATGCGTGTTAGTGTAGAGGACTTTCATAAAAATCACTGGAAGAACTTGCACCGTTTGTACATCTGGCTAATGATTGGTGCAGATGTTGAGAACGGCCGTTGGGCTATCTACGGCGCACGAGAAGGATTGTACAAGACAATGTGTACAGACTGGGACTTTGTAAATGTACGTGATTTTGATTGGCTCAATGAGTATTGGGATAGCAAAGATATGGATGAAGACCATATGGAAATAGAAACTGTTGGACTTGGGTATTCACTGATAGACGAACTTGAGTTGCCTATTGCTGCTGAACCACTTGATGGAAATCAAAGTCTATTTTTTAAAACAGTATACAAAAATCCGGCACGTGATAACAGCAAACAATTCTTAGATAGAGAACAATAATGGAACGCAGCGAAAGCGAAGAAATCAAGCGTATCGATAAGATTACGCAGGAAATATCTCCTACGTTTTGCTTTGCCAAGTGGTATCATGCAAACATCTATTTTCAGACAGGTGAAACACATAGTTGTTATCATCCTGCTCCTCACAAGATTGACGCAGCACCGCTATTAGAGAATCCTAGTGCTATACACAATACAGCACAAAAGAAAGCAGAACGTGCTGCTATGATGAAAGGTGAACAACCTAGTGGATGCAACTATTGCTGGAAGATTGAAGCAATGGGCAAAGACTATGTTAGTGATAGAAAACAACGCAACCAAACTATCTTTTTCAAAGAACGCTTGAAAGCTGTCAAAGAAGGCGGTGCTGAGTTTGATGTTAATCCAGAATACTTGGAAGTTTCGTTTGGTAATGAGTGCAACTTCCGTTGTGGATATTGTCATCCAAAAGCCAGCAGTAGATATCATCAAGAGATCAAGCAACACGGTCCTTATACAAACGTAAAGAATCACAGATGCGATATTGACTGGTTTGAAATATTTGAAGAACAAAGCAATCCGTATTTAGATGCATTTTGGAAATGGTGGCCAGAGCTTAGTAAGGACTTGCATATTTTGCGTATTACAGGCGGTGAGCCTACAATACAACAAAGCACATACAAGTTGTTTGATATGCTGGATGCAGATCCTAAACCAGAGTTAGAACTAAACTGCAACAGCAACTTAGGTGGCAAGCCAAAGCAGTTGGAAAAGTTTACAAACCGTGTGAATGACTTGTTGACAAACAACAAGATTAGACGTTTTAAAATGTTTACAAGTATTGACACTTGGGGCAAACGTGCAGAGTATATTCGTGATGGGTTAGACATTGAAGTGTTTGAACGCAACTTAGATTACTTTATGCGCAACTGTGAAGCACCAATGGTTATTATGATTACATTTAATATTTTCAGTGTCACTACATTCCGCACATTGCTTGAAAAGATTCTTGAATGGCGTAAAAAATACAATGATGTAGAAACGCACAGATGGCAACGACTAGGGTTTGATACTCCGCATCTCAAAGAACCTCTACAGTATGATATCAATATCCTGCCTAAAAACTACATGAGTTATATGCACGACCATTTGCAGTTTATCAAAGAGAACACAGATGATAATCGCAAGGATGCATTTAGCACTATCGAGTATGAAAAGTTTCGTCGTGTAGTTGATTACATGGAATCTACAGAATATCCACTAGATAAAGTTATTCAAGGACGTAGAGACTTCCACAACTTCTTTGAAGAACAAGGGCGTAGACGTAATGTCGATCACGAACAAGTGTTTCCAGAGATGTCAGACTTTTTTGAACTTTGTAAGAAATACGTCTAGTGCTTGTTTAGTTTCAGGCCACATATTTTCTTCTAGTTTTTTCATATAAAAATCAACGTCAACTTTCCAAAATGTTTGAAATGTTCCTTTGTACTCTAACTCTATAGGATCTTTTAAATATCCTTGGTTGTGCATAATCTTTGACCATATGCGATGTACTTTACTTTGACTTCCAGTTTCTAATGTATTTGTACTAATATATTGAGGATTTTCTAATCCAACATAGTGCATACACACAGGCGTAAGCATTTGACTAGTCCAATGATTCATAGGAGAGTGTCGATAGTTGTGTACAGCATGGGCACGTTCCCCGTCAACTATATCATTTAATACACATGTTCTAGCACTTATTCTATGTGCATTTTTTCCTAGTATGCCTAACTGTTGCAAACTATGGCTCACACTAGTGCCTACAATATTATCTCCATAGTATAATAAAAATAAGTTTGCATTTTCGTGTTTGTTAATATAATCTATTAACACAGTTTTATTATGATTGTTATAAAACCCTTTAGCAGCAGCACCTTTATAAAAATCTGTTAGATCTTGTGTACCATTATACATTTCTAGTTTATACAAATGTTTGCGTCCTTATAATCTTTTTTAGATTATTATCTACTTCTATTTTATCTACTGCCCGAAGTCTAAATCTTGGAATATATCGATGTTGTTCTACAAAATTTGCCATATCTTTTATATTGCCTGTATAATATAATATACACTGATTTTTAATTTGTTGGCATAATGCAAGTTCTGCACCAGCTGCAACGGCCGCTTTTTCTATTTGTTCAGGGTATACTCTGATAGTATTTTGTTTAAACATATTGTGTTTGCGTCCGTTAATTGTAAATCTATTTCTGTCACCGTTAACACAGTCACCACTAATCCATATGTTAGATTGACTACTCCATTTGCAAGCAATCTGCCCGTTTATAATATCAACTTCTGCACCCGGAGTAATACTATCTATAGTATATGTATTTTCTTCTTCGCTGTACAACACCATAGGAGGTACTTCAGTACTACCGTATACATTGTATACTTTTCCTGGATTATGCTCACGTAGCTCGTCCAGCATACCTGTTGGTGTAAAATCACTTCCTGTAATAACAGTTTCTAAACTACTATAATCTAGTGTCTTCCATCTATCGTGTTTGTGTAATACTTTCCAAACATTGGGTAATAATAATGTATGTGTCGGACGTATTTCGTGTACACGATTTACATAGTCAATGCCTTTGAATGTTTCGATGTATAGTTCGCAATCTAGTTTTAATGCAAGGTATACACTTAGCACACTAAACGCAATACCGCGAGGAGAATAGTAACTGAGTATTTTACTATTTTTATCTAACCCTAGTGTTTTAATATTTGCATCTACAACTTGTTCTATGGTTTCTTTGGTATGTCCAATGTCCTGCGGAAATCCAGTTGTACCGCTAGTACTTAGATTAAGAAACTGATCACCTCTATAGCCATAGCTATATCCATTTTGCCAATACCAGTTGTGTAATAGTTTAAGAACGTTCTGTTCCCAGTCTGGGTTGTTACTGTAACAATTCACAGGATTACTTAGTGTGTAATCGCTTATCCATTGTTCGGATATTTGTTCACCGTCTATAAAAATTTTCATTTATTTCTCGTTGATACAAGCAGGAAAGTTTTTTTCAGTACCGTCGGTGATTTTTTTAGCAATCTTGTAAGGTGTAAATCCAAACATAAAAGGAAAAAATGCGTGTAATATGCCCATTATAAAAATACCAAGTCCCAAAAAACTATAACATATTGCTATAAAACAATGTGTAAAATAGTTAGTATTTGCTTTTTTTAAATGTTTCCAATCAAATAACATACTTTACTCTCCTTTGAAGACTTTTTAATATGTTATCATTATAGCATATTTTTTAGTGTAAGTCAACCCATGTTGTTCCGGTATATCCTTGGAACTTGTTATTACTAGTGTTAAACAATATCATACCTGCTTCTGCTGTCATACTATCTCTGTCAGCAAATGTAGTACCTCTAGCTTTAAATACTGGAACTTCTAATACGCCCTTGTTGTTGAACTCTAGTCTATTTTCTGTATTTGTAACATGTGTATTAGACGCTGAACTTAGTTGTATACCAAAACTTGACGGCATAGTATTTCCAGTTGCAGCCGGTGTCCCGTCAACTTTAAATCCAAAAAGCCCACCACGTTTGTATTCAGTACCGTTGTATCCCCAGCTTTCGATACTTAATAGTTCGTCATTGTTTAATAATGATGTTTTAGAATTGCCTTCGCCTCTGTGTGCAAGAGAGTCAATCGAGTCAGTTTGTATACTTAAACTATCAGCAATAATATTTACTTCGTCATTTTCATTACCAATGTTTACCTTATCATTTACACCACTAATAAGTGTTCCATTGCTTGAACCTGATACAATATTAATAAATCCATCTTCGCCTTGTGTGTCATATGCAACTGCTCCAACAAGTCTTCCCATAAAATCAGCTTTGTAAGTTGGCGAGCTTTCCAAGGACAATCTCATTACCGGTGTGCCATCGTAATGATTTAAGTTGGCTCTTACTTCTGTGTCAGCTCTAGTTGCTCCAATATTAACTATAGGACCTCTTGCAACTGCATCATCTTCAGGATAAACAGGATGAGCAAGTCCACCGTAAAACTCCCATTGATCGTATCCACCAGTATTGTTGTGTCCAGTTAGTCGTGTAGCAATATCATCGCCTGGCTGTATAGCAAGTAACTCTCCAGTAAGATTTCCTGTAACATTGCCTGTTACGTCTCCAGTTACTCCGCCTATTACTTCACCAGTATGTGTACCTGTAGTATCACCGAAAAAATCTCCGTAGCTAGTACCATTAAAGTCACCGTTAAATGTACCGTATATTACACTATCGGCAGTTATACTTCCTGTAAGCTCACCGTAAAACGATCCAGTAATACTGTCGGCATTAATAGATCTTGCTCCAGTATTAACAATAGCTTCGCCATTGCTATCTACAATGTTTCCGACAACATCAGCAATAACCAATCCAGTATCACCATCAAATGCTAACCCCTCGTTGTCGTCGTATACACTACCAGTAACACTACCAGTTAGATTGCCTGTGGAAGATAAAATAGTATTACCTTCTGTATCTTCAATGGTTCCAATCAAAGAACCATACAAGTTTCCAGTTTCAACATCAACTAATATAATACCGTCAACATCAACAACACTGGCTTTAATCTGTCCCTGCCAGCTATCAACAATAACTGTTTCGTCTGCTGTAATAATATCTAGTCGGTATGCTTCACCTGGTATAAAATCGGTCATTTTTGTTGGTTCCTCTTCTCTAGTATTTATCACATTCTGTTCTTGACTTGTTGATTAAAATATGTTATAACTAGTTATATGTATGATATAATCTTTATTGGCGAAAAAAACAAACAGTGGAACTCTGCAAAACAAAGATTTCCCCTTTTAAAAAATGCAGATACTCTTGAAGATGCAAAGCGTATTTGTATTACAAAAATGTTCTGGGTAGTGTGGCCTGACATTGTAATAAACAATGATTTTAACTTTGATTACGAACCAGATGCATGGAGCACTGATTATGTTCATGTATTTAAAAATAATGAGTTTTATGATGGTGTTTCGCTAATACCTAAAAATGCAACAATATCAGACAGAGAGTTGCAGCATAGATTTTTTGTTAACAAAAAAGAAGTAGATATACAAGCAAGTGTGCCTGCTCCGTATGATATATTCAACATTGATACATATAAAGAATACTTAAACGCATTAGAAACTAGCACAACTGATATGTTTTGGATGAGTACTGCTAATATTAGTATTGATACAGAGTTTGTTGACACGTTCTACATATCACATCACGAACAGATTGATAGAAAACAAAACCATGCATTTATACATCAAGTAGACGGCGAAGATTTGTACAATGGTTTATTTTTATGCAGCAAACACGTTCCGTTAAGTAAACGAGAAGTAGAATATAGATTTCCTGTAAATCGAAAAGAACACGATATAGTTACAAGTGTTGCTGGTAAGTACAATATATTTAATGTTGTTGATACATATGAAGAATATATAAACGCATTAGAAACTAGTACAACTGAAATGTTTTATATTATTCCCCCAACGGTAACAGTTTGTAAAGATTTTATGTTTGATGATTATTTTGAACATTCTAATAGTTTTGATAGACGTATTAATCATGTATTTCTAAATGGCAAGTTTCATGATGGTATTATACTTTGCAGTAAATATGCTAAAATCAGTAAACGTGAATGGCACTTTAAATTTATTGCTAACAAAAAAGAAGTAGATATACAAGCAAGTACACCTAACCCTTACGATATTGTTTTTATTAGTTATCAAGAACCAAATGCAGATGAAAACTTTGAAAATCTAAAAACTAGATTTCCAGATAGAGTAATACATAGAGTACATGGTGTCAAAGGAATACATCAGGCACATATCGAAGCAGCAAAGGTATGCAATACACCTATGCTTTATATAGTTGATGGCGATGCTGTAGTTGTTGACGATTTTAACTTTGATTGGCAAGTTCCAGCTTGGCAATATAATCATGTGCATGTATGGCGTAGTAAAAATCCAGTAAACGGATTAGTTTATGGGTATGGCGGTATTAAGTTATTTCCAAGACACGAAACACTTAACATGGATATTAGTAAGCCTGATATGACCACAAGTATTAGTGATAAGTTTGTAGCTATGCCAAGTGTTTCAAATATTACAGCATTTAACACTGATGCGTTTAATGCGTGGAAAAGTGCATTTAGAGAATGTGCAAAACTATCGAGTAAGATTATTGATAGACAAAAAAGTCAAGAAACTAATGAACGTTTGAGGACTTGGTGTATGCATATGATACCCGATACTCCGTTTGGAAAGGATGCACTGCAAGGAGCCAAAGCAGGCACAGCTTACGGCACTCGCAACAAAGGTGATAGCCAAGCATTAAAAGCTATCAATGATTTTGATTGGTTAAAGGAAAAGTTTGATGGAAATATATAAACTTTTAGACAGATTTGAAATACTAAATCCGCAAGATGAATATTTTGAAAACTTACGCCGTGTATACATTGATAATGATATAAGTGCTATATTAGAGTTTACATCAGATGAAGATTTGCGTAGTGCTATTTTAACAAAAAACATTCATAGTATTTTTCGTTGTATAGATAACAAACGTATAATTGGTGAAGCTGAAGACTTACGCAAGGCAGTCTTAGAAAAAAACTTACATAGTTTATTTAGATTACTGCCAGGAAACGATGATTTAAGAAAAGCAGTCGTCGACGACAACATGCATAGTATTTTTAGATTAGTAGGCAACGAAGATTTAAGAAAAGCTACGATGGATGACAATATATGGAGTATACTTAGACTCTTAAAAGATAGAGATAGTACACATTTTGTTGATGCATTTAAAAACTTTGAGACTAACAATGTTCAAATAGACGAAGATTGTTTTAGTAGAGGACAGCTACAAAGTAAACTTTGGCTAGTAGATGAGCTTAAAAAATGTAATGTTGAACTAGGTAAAGTATTTTTATGTGCAGGGTGGTATGCTACTCTTGCTACTATGTTATTTGAAAGTGATATAAAAATAGATTTTATTCGGAGTTTTGATGTAGATCCAGATGTTTGGAAAATAGCCGAAATATTTAACAAACCTTGGGTTACTGATAACTGGAAATTTAAAGCCAGCACTGAAGACATACACGAAATAAGATTTGACGAACATATATACGATGTAAACAAAACAGACGGTACAACTCAGAGATTGTGGACAGTACCAGATACTGTTATTAACACAAGTTGCGAACATATAAATAACTTTGATAGTTGGTATGACAGCATAACATACGGAAGTTTAGTAATAATGCAAAGTAATAACTATTTTGAAATCAACGAACATGTTAACTGTCATGAAACACTTGAAAGTTTTACAAAACAAGTATATCTCGGCGAAGAGCTGTACAGTGGCGAACTAGAACTAGAAAAATACAAAAGGTTTATGCGAATTGGATATAAGTGATTTAAGTGTACGTGAGCTACAAAAAGAAAGTGCAAGAGCTCTAAGTACAATACAAGCAACTAACAATAATATTTGGCAGTTTAATAAGAAAGCACATCACAACAGTCAAAACTGGTACAAGGCTGTTATTGAATGGTATGTTGAACAGTATGGCGACCTACCCAGTAAGGTTGGTCCTGGTAAAGATGTAAAGTTGATAATGGATGTATAAGTACGAAAATATAAAAACAATACATTTAGAAAACACACAAAACTGTCAAGCCAGTTGCCCTATGTGTGAT